ATAGTCTTACCTCCTTATCGTTATTCGGGCGTTACCGCCGCCCATGCACCGTCCGCAACGGTCAGGACCTTGCCGTTATCGTCTGCGGTGACGGCGGGCAGCTCTCTCGCTCCGCCCGTTCCGATATGCTCCGCGATAGCGTCGATCATATCGGGTATGAGCGTTATGTCCGCAACATCGGCAGCAGTGCCGCCGAGTGCCGCGTATAAGCCTTTGAGCGCTTCAACAGTTGTATTCATATCCGCGCCCCCTTCTTATGCCTTGGTAAAGATGTAGTACCCGTTCGGGTTCAGTACCTTTCCGTCAACTACCGCAAGAGCCTTTGTGATCCACTTGTTACGGTTATCATCAAAGTATCTCCGCATGGTAAAGCCGAAGTTTTCGTTGATAGCGTACTCGTTCGGCTGCCAGAATACACCGATAACATCTCCGCTCGAAGCGCTGTCAAAGTCGGTGATGATGTCGGGCTCTACGATCGAGATACGGCGTCCGAAGAATCTGCCGTTGGGGTCGGCGGCGTCTCCGTCGTTTACATCGAGCCCCGTTGCCTGCCTGAATATGGGGTTGTTGTTGGCGTCGCTCATAGTTTCGAGGTATGCGTCAACAGTACCCATCGGGAAAATAAACTCGCCGTCGCGATAGCCGAGAGGCAGCTTCGCGAAGAATTTCTTGCGCCACGCCTGCCAGTTGTTGATCTCGCCGCCGCTGAGGGCGATGGTGTGTCCTGCCTGTCCCGTTACGCGGGGGTCGTTAAGTATCCCGAGCATCTGCCCCTTGCCGGAGCCCTTCATGATGCCCGTGTCCATAGCCTTGCGGTATGCGAGCGCTATCACCTCGGTGATCTTGCTCTCAAACTGCTCCATTACGAGGATAGAGGAGAGGAAGGTCTGCGCTATCCTTATCTCCGCAACATGGTAGCTGAAACTGATAGTTCCGAGCTCGCCTATCTCCTTGTCGGGCGATACGGTGCTCTCGGTGATCCACGAGAAATCTGCCTGAAGCTCGCCTATCGGTATCTCAACGCCGCCCTGTACGGACATTTTGTTTACACGATCGTAAAGGTTGCCGTATCTCTTGTGCACGGTGTTGATGATCTCTCTCATAATAGTGAGAGGGATAGCTGCGCCCGTGTCGGCAGTGTCGATGGTCTCACCTGCGCGATACTGTACGGGGTGCGCCGATCTGTACTCGGCTACCCTTGTACTCAGCTCGGCGGGAATGGGAGTGCCGCGCTGTACGTAGTTCATGAATGCCCTGCGGTACTCAACGGATTCAAGCACACATTCGTTATCTCTCGACTGTGTGGGCTGTGCATTCTGCGCGAAGCTCGCCACGATACCCGCATTATGTACCTGTGCGCTTGCGGGCGGGGTCTGCCTTGCTTCGGCTTCCTGCATTTCTTTTTCGCGTTTCTCCTGCTCTTCGATCTCTGCGATCTCGGCGGTCACATCGTCGATATCAGCCTGCACATCTGCACGTTGCTCTGTCAGGTCGCGGACTTCTGCCGCATCAGTGCTTGCCGCTGCTCTCTCGTCCAGTGCCTTAGCTTTCGCTTTCAGACGGAGCAGACGGGCATTAAGTCTCTGCTTTCTGTTCATAACTTCTTACCTCCTGTAAAGATAGTCATATTTCGCTTTCGCGAGTTCTAAATCTATCCCTCTCACCAGAGGTTTTTCAGCCCTCGCTCTCTCCAGAGCTGCTTTCGCGTTCTCCAACGTTTCAGCGTTTCGGGCGTTGATAGTCGTTTGGTCGTAGGCGGGAAAAATCACCGCCGACACTTCAAAAATTTGATCTATCCGCGTTATAATGCGGGTCGGGTGGTCGGTTTCTAAGCCCTCCCACTCTTCATCGCCGATAGTAAATATAAAACTCATGCCGTCGATATCTCGGCGCTCGATTGCGGATACCAGCGCGCGGGCTTCGGCGTTATTCTCGGTGTCGGCATCTGCCCACATCGTCAGCCCCTGTTCATCGGGCAGCAGCTGCATTGTGCTGTTCCCATTGTTGCGGCGGCTTCGTGCTATCGGAATTCGTGATAAATCGTGATTATAGGTCAGCACCACGTCGCGCATATCGGCGGTGTTGAGTGCGCCCGCTCTTATGATCTCATCAAATGCGCCAATGTTGGTTCGCGCCTCGTACACTATCGGTCGCCCTGATATCCTGCGGATACCGTTTTCGAGGGTGTCGGCACGCATTTCAAATGTCAGTGCTCTGCTCTCCTTGATGATAGCGTTCATGTAATGCTTTCCTCCTTGTTTTCGTCAACGCTCACCGCGTCAATATTGATTTTCGCCCCCATCTGGTACTGCTCCGCAAGATCGGCACGCACCCAGTTGAGCGACATATACCTCTCGCCTTCCAGCTCGGGGAGCGGGCGCATTCCGAAGGCTACGCGCTTTTCGTTCTCGAATAGTCCGCCCGTAGGACTAAGCAGCCCGATCATCTCAATTTTCTGGGATATCGTCATGAAGATCATATCCTCGGGGTACAGCTCCACGCGGTTCCCGAACGCCTTTTCGCGGGCGGTAAAGAGCTTTTTTGTCATCGCCTGCGAGAACGCTTTTATGCGGTGCTCCAAGCAGCGCTGATAAAATGCCTCGTACTGTTCTTTTGTGTAATCGCCGTTGAGTATCGCAAGAGATATCCCCCATGTGCGGAGTATCTTCTCCTCGATGAATTTCAACGTCGGCTCGTCTACTATCTGCGTTTTGCGCTCAAACGGCTGTATCTCCGCTTTCAAATCCACGGGGACGAAGCCGCTCTGATTGTTGCGGAGCATATCATTAAACTCCGCTATAGCCTTCTTTGTGTCCTCGGAACTTATGAGCGTACTGTATTTCACAATACCGTTCACCGCATAGCTCGCGTTCATCGCTTTCGCTATGCCATGCAGTAACTGCTTGTTCAGGTCGAGCGTTTCAAGCAGCGCCTTGTGGTCGGGCTGTCCCGTGACATCTCCGCCCATATACAGATTCACGGAGTAGTTATCGCGGACGTGTATCACATCATCATACGGGATAGTCGTTTCGTAGCCGTTCATAAAAAAGAACTGTGTGAACAGCCGCCCGCTCATGTCCTGTATGAAGTTGACCTGCGTCGGGAGTACGGGGTAAAGCCCCTCATAGTACCGCCGCTCGACCCCTGTTTTCTCGTCCGTCCATGTGCGGTATATCGGCACGATGAACACGTTGTCATTCATCAGCAGAAGATAGGTCGATTTTTCGATGAAGTCCGCCCACGTCATCAGCGAGTTCGGCTCATCGAGAACGTCCTGCAATGCCGACTTGACGGGAACGGGGTCGCTCCCTATGTAACGAACGTGTACGGGGTCGAGCTTCTTCATTTCGTCGGCGATACATTTCAACGCCTGCCGCACGACGTCCGAAGCGTAGATGTTCTGCCCGAACTGCGAAAAGAGAGGAGCGAAGCCGTCAAGGGTCTGCGCGTATGTTGTCCCGCGCGGTCGGCGGTGGAACAATTTGTCTAAAAATCCCATTTTGTTATCATCTCCTCACTTTACAGCGGCTTTGAAGTCCGTGCGGTATCGCCTTATCATTTCGTATAAGATGATGAACGTTACCGCCCCGTCTATCCTCATTGACGGCTGTATCTTTACCGCCATGCAGTTCCCGTATTTGTCCGTCATCATTCCCGCATTTCCGAGACACCAACGATCTATCGGATTCTGATTATAGCGTATGAGCTGCGATTTGAAGTCGGCTTCGCACAGCTTCATAGCGTTCGAGAGAGTGACCGCATTCTGTATCACCATCTCGCAGTCGAAGCCGTATTCGTCCATTCTTTTCAAAAACTCTTTCGAGAATTTCACATCATACCCGCACTTGTAAAGGCGGAAGCCGTACTCTTTGTACAGCTTGTAGAACCAGTCCGCAACGAGGGTCAGGTCGATGTCGTTGCCCTCGCATATCGTGAGCAGACCGTCACGCGCCCACTCTGCGTAGTGCGCCCCCGCCTGCTTGTCATTGCTGTTTTCGAGCTTGCTTTCGGGTATCCAGTAATGCGGTATGATATACTTGTGGGGATCGCCCTTGCGCATTACCACCACCCGCGCCGATGTCATATCCGTTGTCTCCGACATATCCACAGCGCCGAGACAAAGCGCACCAAGGAACTCGTCGTATTCAAAATATTCGGTGTAGGTGTAATCCTCCGTCCCGAGCCATACGGTAGCGGCAGACTGCTTAAAATTAAAATCTTTTGAGAGAACGAAAACGCGGTCTACCTTGCTGCCTCGCGCTTCCTCAACTCGGTCGCGGAGATACGTCCATTTCTTGACTTTTCCGATAGACGGGTTTGATTTTTCCCAATCGGGATTTATGCCGTCCTCGTTGGTATCCCACACCTCTTGCTCGCTGTCCTGTGTGTATATCCACGGCAGCTTGCGCTTTGATACCTCGCTGATGTCTTCGCCCCGCACTATCGCGGTATACTCGGCTCGCTTATGGTCGAGGAATCCATCGGCGACAAAGCCCTCCGAGCCGAACATGAATATTTTGAAGCTCACCTTGACGCTTGTTGACTGCTGGATAGACTTGTATATATCACCGTCCGCAGGCAGGCTCCACACCTCGTCCAGGGCGGCTATGTCGATATTACGTCCCTCTCTCTGCCGTGTGGAGTTTGCCAGCTTGTATATGTGATTGTTGTTCGCAAAGCACTTGATACCCTTTTGATTTCGCCATGTATCAACGCTTTTCGGGTCTATCAGCAGGCGCATTGTGTCGATAGCTGTGTAGCACAGGTCGGCTGTGCCGTCGTCCATTCCCGAGCACACTATGTCGATACCCACGCCGCCGATCACCAGCTCCGTGAGCAGGAGCGCCGCAATCAGCTCCGTTTTGCCGTTCTTTCGGCAGATGAGCAGTAAGATTTCTTGAAATCGAGACACCCATTCGCCGCTGTCAATGTCACGAATTTTGAAGCTGTAGACTACCTCAATAAACGCCTTTTCCCACAGCAGCAGCTTCATCGGCTTGCCGTAGAACGGAGCCTTTGTCAGCTTCACGCAGTTCTCGATGAAGTCTATCCGAAGTTCGGCGTCGGCGGTATCGTAAAGATACTGCGGGTCGTCAAGGTCAGCGATCAGTCGATCGAGCTCGTCCGTGAGGTCGTGCCCCGCCCTGATCTCCCCGCGGCGTATCGCTTCGCGGTATTGTGTCAGATAATTTGTCATAAGAAAACAAAAAAGCG